CTTATAGTGAACATATATCAACAACGATTATTAAATCAAGAATTCTAGACAGAATGTTTCAATAAAGGAGAAATATGTTAATTGTAGATAAGCGTAAAGGGCACACAATGCCCATTCATGATGTTATTGCTACTCCCAGCATCGGTTTGAATCGGGCTTTGGGTGGCGGTCTTAATACTGGTGCGACTCACTTGTTTTGGGGTACTCCATCGGTGGGTAAAACGACTATGTGTTTTCGGATTATTGCCGAAGCGCAAAAGCTTGGGTATCGCCCCGTCATCATTGACTCGGAGTCATCTTATAATGATGAGTATGCTGCCAAGTGCGGGATTAACATTGAAGATGTTGTAATCATTCAGTCAACGATTGTGGAAGACATCATGAAGAATCTGATCGGATATCTGACGGATGATAAGGAGAAGCATATCTTCTTGTTTGACTCACTGTCTAACATCATCAAGGAAGAGTTCTACGATAAGCCTGAAGGTGGTAAAGCAATGGGTTTGCAGTCACGCTCGCAGGGCTACCTGCTGCAGAAGCTGGTGAACTATCTCCATAAGGAACGCAACATCATGTTGTTTGTTGCTCACCAAACGGTTGACTTGAGCGGAATGTTTGCCATCACGAAAGCCAAGATGGGCAATACGGTTCACCACAACATGCATAATGTTGTGAAGTTGTTTTTGTCAATGTCAAAGGGCGAAATGGAGCGTGAGGAGAATAACATGATCACCTCGCAACGAGCGACTTGGACTGTTGAAAAGACAAAACAGATTCCGACAATCGGGGCAACGGGATATTATTATGTTCTGCCACAAGAGGGAAGAATTGACCAAGAGCGTGAGATTATTGATATTGCCATTGAGATGGATATTATTCAACGCAAGGGTGCCTGGTATAGCTATGAAGAAAGCAAATGGAATGGCATGGGCTCAATTGAATTGACTGCCAAACAGTCAAAGGATATCCTTAAAAGGATTAATTCATGACGAATGAAGTTGAACGGTTGCGGGCGATTATCCGCAACTATGTAAAAGCTGAGGATGAATATCTAAACGCTTACCCAGAGACTGATACTTCTCAATTAAAACAGAAGGTAGATGAGGCTTGGAAAGTGCTACGAAACGAGGCGGTCTGATATGATATTTTCAATCCATACTGATCAGCATATTAAAGATGCAAACGGTATATTTGGCTATTCTTATGGATACAACAACATTGTAAAGCACTTTAATCAGTTCACTTATTATGGCAAGCAGATGCAGGTTGTTGATAACGATCCGTCTGCACAGGTTCAGATGTTTTATATGGAACCAGAATGGCATCACCATATAACTGGTCAGGATTTCCGTCAGCCTGGATTTAAAAAACATCATGACCATCAGTACAAGATTAACGGTACATACCTAGAAGCGACCAAAGCTTGGGAATGGTGGATTCCCACCATGAAAACATTTGATGAGATCTGGGTAGGTAATCAGTTCTCTGCAGATGCAGTTGCTAACTCTGGTGTTGACACTCCTACATATATCTTTGAATTAGGCGTTGATGATATGTGGACACCTTTTAAAAGAGGGAATCGGGGAAAGATTAGATTCCTTCATGTTGACTCCGATAGTGCTCGCAAGAGAGCAGATCTTGTTGAAGCAGCCTTTCTTAAACTATTCAAGGGTAATGACGATGTTGAGCTTACATTAAAGTATCACGGCGATGGAAGTCCAGATGGTTACAGCGTCATGAGACTGTTTGATCAACCTGCTGAGAGCAATGTTAAAAAGATATTTAAAACGATTACGCAAGAAGAGATGGTTCAGCTATATCACGATCATGACATCTTGGTATACCCAACAGAGGGTGAAGGGTTCGGGCTAATACCTCTCCAGGCATTAGCAACAGGTATGCCTACCATTTCAACAAGTAGATGGTGTTCGTATGAAAAATATCTTGGTGACAATATTATTGAATCAACGCTTGGTAAAACACAACACTCTGGTTATCATACTGGCGATGTCATTCTTCCAGACTTTGACTCAACCGTTGAGTTGATGAAGAATGCGGTTGATAATTTTGATGCTCAATGTGATTACTATTACAAGCAAGCTCCTAAGGTCATTAAAGAATACAACTGGCAGTCTCAATGTGACAAGATGCTTAAGTCTTTAATTAAGCGTGTTGGGATAAGTATGTTTGAACCAATTGAAGGCGTAGTCAGGGATAAGTACATATATCTTCAAAGCGGGGCTGGATACAGCACAGGCAATGATGTAAAGTTCTCAAGAGAGAAGCCGATACAAAAGGTTTCCGATGATGAGTATAATTCTTTAATTAGAAATCCTAATTTTAGAAAACCAACCGATCAAGAGATTACAAAATATTTAGGAGGCTATAATGGATAGTATGGATTTTAATAATTATCAGTTTCGTGCGGCAAAGACCGCCATTTACCCTAAAGAGGGCTTACAGGGGCTCCTATACACCTCTCTGGGGCTCGTATCGGAGGCTGGAGAGGTCGCTGGTAAGGTCAAAAAGGTACTCCGTGATGATCAGAGCATCATTTCGCCAGACCGTCATGAGCAGCTCGTAGATGAGCTTGGCGATGTGTTGTGGTATTGTGCAATGGTTGCTGATGAACTGGGAATTACTCTTGGCTATGTTGCTATGAGAAATATAGATAAGTTAGAGGATCGGATGAATCGTGGTAAGATTCAGGGTTCAGGAGACAAGCGATAGTTTTTGCACGATTATGGTAGTTATGAGATCCTATAGCTACCTATGTTTAGATCAAGAAGAAAACTAATCAAAGATATTAATGAATTAGAAAAAAAGCTTAGCGAAACTGAAAGCAAAATGCTTGCTATTCGTGTACAATACATCTTGATAAGAGCAGATCGTAATCGCCTGAAAGAAGAACTGAGTGAAGAGAACAGAAAAAGAAGAGATCAAGCGTGACAACGCCAAGGCTGTCAAGAATTCGGGTCGTGGGCTTAGGAAAGGGGATGCTTCTCTTCATAAGTTTTTGGTTGATTATAAGCATAATGAAAAAACTTTTACGCTAACACTCAAAGCTTGGACTAAGATGAGAAAAGACGCATGGAATGCGAACTATAAATATCCATGCGTTTCTGTTGTTTACGGAGAGAACTCCGAGACAAAGGTCGCTATAATTGATTGGGAAGTATTCCAGGATCTAATTAAAGGAAGCGAATATGAAGATTAAATTTTGTTGCGATAAACTGTCTGGTCACAAAATGCTTGGTATAGCACTTGATCACGATGAATTTGCTATTGGTGTTAATCTTGTGTTTTGGTTTATTGGAATTGCAAAAGTTTATCCACCGTATCAAGCTTTGGTTAAAACAGAAGATCTAAGAAAGGATATCTAATGCCAGATATTATTGTTGACCCCGATGTTCTTGCAGCGCAGATGGGTGATAAGTCAGAAGAGTTTATTAAATGCTTAGGTATTGTCCAAGACATTATTGAGAATCCGCAAGATTACATTGGTATGCAGGCTATTAAGTATGCAAACATCTTGGCTGGATATAGAACACTTATGATTGTAAAATCACAAGCATTTAAGAGAAGATCTACTATTATGAGCGAACAAGATAAGTTTGTTAATGATATTTGGAAAACAATGTACGAAGCACTAACTGAAAACATCAATGCCTTAAAACTGGCAGCAAAAGGAGTAAATTAAATGAAAGCACTAAAGCAATTAAGAACGCCTAAGGCGGTAGCACCTGTTGGTGAGGATGTTGTGATGAAAGATTTGGTTGAGGCTATTAATGATCATCTTGCTCTCAGAAATACACCGAACTTTAAAAAAGTAAATGGTTTCCATCCTAGCTACACTAATCAGTGCGCTAGGTATTGGTATTATATGTTTGAAGGAATAAGCGTAACACCTTCATTTAGCTCACAAACTTATCGTATTTTTGATAATGGACATGCTGTTCATGAAAGACTTTATAGTTATTTTAGGGATATGGGTATTCTAACAGCCGAAGAAATTAGAGTAACTCATACAGATCCACCAATTGAAGGCACTGCGGATGGTATAATTAATTGGTATGGTGAAAAACTAATTGAGCTGAAATCAATCAGTCAAGAAGGTTTTCACTATAGACAATTACATAATAAACCAAAAGACGAACATTACCGACAAGCCCAAATTTACATGGAGTGTCTGAACCTAGATTCAGGCTTCGTGATTTATGAAAACAAAAACAATCAAGAGATTCTCCCGATCTTCATTGAACGGGATCAGCCCTTTATTGACAAACTATTTAAAAAGTACAGGAAGTTTCATGGCGCTTATTTGAGCCAGGAAATTCCTGTCCAGCCTTACAAGAGAACATCGGCTAACTGTAACTCTTGTGATTTGGCTGCTCACTGCTGGGCAGAAGGAGTGCGTGATTATGACGAAAAAGGGGAAGAGCCCTTCTAGATTTAATTTATGCGAAAGAGTAAATGGGTAATGAAGATTTTAAAATATGTGCGTATGAAGAATGCAATAAAGAATTTCATGCAAAGGTTTATAATGCCATTTACTGTTCCGCAGAATGTAGAAAGATTGTAACAAATAGAAATCTATTAGCAAGTTACTATGAAAAGAAAGCTAATAAAAATAAAAAAAGAACATGTAAAACAAAAAATTGTGGAACTGTTTTATCAAGATATAACAAAGAAACCATTTGTGAATCTTGCAAAAGAGAGCGTTATGTAAAAAGGCTTGTCTCATGGGGTTGGTCAGAAGATAGCGTTAGAAGAGGAATGGAGTGACCATTAGATCACTCGTATCCTCTGTTAAGTCAGACAGGATTCTGGCGATTGACCCATCATCTCACTCTCTAGCATGGGTTATTTATGATGTAACTCTTGATAGCATCGTTCTTGTTGCTAATGGTAAGATTGATTACAGGAAAGATAAAGATGTTTCTCTTAAGTTTAAAGCTATAGATAGCGGCTTAAGGCAAGTTGTTGAGGAGTATAAACCAAAAAATGCGATTATTGAACAGTCTATTTATGTACAAAATTTTGAAACGAGCAGGATTATCTCGTATGTTATTGGCTACAGTTGGGGAGTACTCAGCTCTGGAGGCTGCCTGGTTACAGATGTCAACCCGCTGATGTGGAAGTCTGGGATTGGATACAAGAATTTAGGAAAGAAAGATGCTGAGTTTCTAAAGAACAATGGAGAGAAGGGCTCGCTTCAGGTCAAGCAAAAGAACGAAAGAAAGAAGCGTGTAAGAGAAATTGTCAGTAAATATTTTAGTTCTGGCGATATTGGGATTGACGATGATGATATTATAGATGCTGCAGGAATTGGTCTATGGTACGCATTGAAAAGGATACAAGGAGTCACTAATGGCAAATGAGCCATATAAGGACAAATCTTTTCTTTATGAAATGTATGTCCAGAGAAGAATGAACCTTACAGATATTTGTAAGCATTTAAAAGAAAGTTACAATATTGAGGTTACTCCGCAGGCTATTTATAACTGGGTAAAGAAATACGATTTGCTTAAATTTAGAGGAAAGGGAAGAAGTCTTACAACTGCTGGTCCTAAGCGAGAGAAGTCACAAGCTCAAATTGATGCTGAGAAGCGTAAAAGAGAATTGCGTAAAAGAAGTGAACTACAAAGAAAGAGGATGGGAAGATGAGAAGAAGCGTAACGGCAAAAGATATTTATACATTTGCAAAGCTTGACATGGTATATAACCAAGTCAGGGTTATTGAAGCTAAGCAAAATGAAACAAAGTATAAGTGTCTTGGCTCTGGTGAGTGCTGTCATATTGGACTTGTTATTCACATGACTGAATGTGCAAACATCGCATTCAAACTTAGACAGCAATATTATCTCTACTGGGAAGATAAAGGTAAAGTGTACGCTGATGAATGGATTGATGGCGTTGTTAATGATTTAAAGAGTGCTCTATTTGATGAAAGCTGGCAGCCTGGCGGTGAATCAAAGAGGTTCTGCGCCTTCTATAAGGGTGGTTGCACTATTTATGGTTACAGACCAATGGTATGCAGAACATTCGGAACCATCTCAACTGTAGATAACTACTGTCCTAGAATTAGAAATGCAAATGGCTCAATTGATTACTTTACTGGTGATACCGTCAGAAAGGTTATCATGCAGTTCCAGGATCTGTTGAAAGAGTACACTAATGGAAAAGATATGGGTTATAACATGACAGTTTATATGCCATTAGGTGTATTAAGCTTTATGCTTGAGCCAGATGAATTGATTGAGCTTGAACAAACCACTGACCCTAAATTTTGGAAGGGTGTTGAGGGTTGGTTTAACTATAGAGTACAGTTCACAAAAGAACATGGTTATGACTATGACACTCTTAAAAAAGAAGCTGACGCTGTTAAGGTAGAACTTAGGTTTCCTCAACACGACCCTGTTGAATAATGATTGTATGGTCAGATAATCAAGCTGCATCGGTAAGTGTTGGTTACGGTTATGTCCCAGATAATCTGTACAGTCAAATCTCAAAAAGTGATTTACCAATAAGAAAGAATAACTCTACTGCTCCGTCAGAGATTCAGACCTTACTTGACGGTTTCTCGTTTGGTTATATGACAACTAGGAAATCATATGATGAAATTGTTATTAATCATTCAATGCCTGAATTCTTTATAGAATCAAGCATATATTCAATTGGACTCACATATTGGGAAACTAATAAGTTACCAGAATCATGGGTTCATGATTGTAATAGAATGGATGAGATTTGGACTACATCTCGTTTTATGCGTGATGTATTTGTAAATTCTGGAGTTACTGTTCCTGTTTATGCTTTTAATTTAGGTGTGGATCCAGACATATTCTTTCCAGTTAAAAGAGTTCGGCGTAACCCATTTACCTTCCTAAGCATCGGTTCTCCTTCAACAAGAAAGAACTCTCAGATGTCTGTTGATGCTTTTATAAAGCTATTCGGTGGTAAAGAGGGGTATCATCTAATATACAAATCAAATGGTCCTGCTGACGCTAGGAGTTTTAACGGGGGGATGAGGGGAAGACTGGATCATCCGCAAATAGAGGTGATTGACTGGGAAGTGTCTACCGAAGAGCTGGGTAAGATTTATGATCGTTCCGATTGCCTTCTGTATCCGACTAGTGGTGAAGGTTGGGGTCTCATTCCATTCCAGGGAATAGCAAAGGGTATTCCAACCATCTGCACTAACGCAACAGCATGTGAAGAGTATGCAGATTATTCTGTTCCTCTTGACTATGAGTGGAGTAATGAAAAGATGAGTGGAATATATGAAGGCGCTGGATTATGGGCAAAGCCAAATTTTGATGATTTATGTGATAAAATGTTATATGTAGTAAATAATTACGAAGAAGTGTCTAACAAGACATTTGCTTCTGCCCAGCATATTCATGAGAATATGACTTGGGAAAAAGTTTCAAAGGACTATACAAATAGGTTATGTCAGATATTGAAAGATACCAGGGTGAAACACTCTTAGACGAATTAAAGCATGTTGAAGAAGTTGGTCTGCTTTATGTAAAAGGGTACAGCTATGCAGAAATAGCTACTCTGCTATCTTTGCCGATTGATAAAACAAAGAACAGTGTAAAAGAATACAAGAAGATTCTTAACCGCCAGGCTGAGGATGACCCATACTTTCTTGAGAAGTTGCAATTCAATACAATTAAAGCATTGCAAGAATTTGATCAACTAAGCAAAGAAGCTTGGGAAACGGTTAACATCGCTACTGATCATGGAATGATCCCTGCAAGAATTCAAGCGATCAAACTTGCGGGTGAGTTAGCTACTAAAAAAGCACAGCTACACAAGTTGTTGACTGGAAACACTACTGATAACCAGTACATTGCAAGAATGCAAAAAGCTGAGAATGTTAACCAGATTCTATCAAAAGTGCTGCGTGATGTCATTGGTTTGCATCCAGAGATTGCTAATGAAGTTCGCAAAGAATTGGAAATCGCATTTGAAATTATGAATGCCGATGCATAATGAGACCCAAAACGGGCTCTCATAAAGGTTATAAAATGAGACCTAAAAGAAGCCCTCATAAAGGTTTAAAAAATGCAGATGAGGCAATTCCTCAGGGAGGTGGTAAAAGATGAGTGATTTTATGGGAATGAATCTTGATCTAAAAGATTTTGATCGTCTTTTGCGTCAAGATGATCTTGTTGAAACTCCTGTTGATATTCAAACTTTTGTACAAGATAAAGAATACCTCGGTTTACCTCCACTTTCAGATATTCAATTGGAAATTGTAAGACATTCTACACAAATTTTTAAAGAGCGTACATTAATTTCAATGTATGGAGAAGAAGAAGGAAGTAGATGGTATAAAGAATATACTGATAATGAAGTTATTTGTATGCTTGGAAAAGGCTCTGGAAAAGACCATTGTGCAAGAATATCTATGGCATACACAGTATATCTAATTCATTGCCTTAGAGACCCATTGATTTATTACGGTAAGGCTCATGGTGTGTATATAGACTTGCTAAACCTAGCTGTTAATGCTCAGCAAGCACAAAGAGTATTCTTTGAACCATTTAAAAACTTATTGTTGAGATCTCCTTATTTCAATAGAGTTGGATTTGAACCAAGAGTATCAGAAATATTTTTCTTTTCACGCCCTGTGAGATGTTTTTCTGGTCACTCTGAATCTGAGGGTTGGGAAGGTTATGAAGTAATGACAATTATTTTGGATGAAATTGCAGCTTTTAAAACTGATGCGGAATTGCGTGGAGAAACAAGATCAAAAGGATCTGCATCTGCGATTTATAACATGTCTAAGCTTTCTATCATGTCTCGTTTTCCAGAAATAGGTAAAGTAATTCTTTTGTCTTTCCCTCGTTATAAAGGTGACTTTATTCAACAGAGATATATTAATTCTAGAGAAAAGAAAGAACCAAAAACTTGGTCAATTAAAGCTGCAACATGGGAAGTTAATCCTACGATTAAGCGTGAGCAATTAGAATCGGAATATGTTAGAAATCCTGTTGAAGCTAGAAGTCGTTTTGAATGTGAACCTCCAAACATGGAAGATGCTTACTTTAGAGATCCAGATCTGGTAAGAAAAGCTTTTATGTATAGTGAAGACCCAATGGATGAAAATGGTAATTTTAAAAACTGGTTTAACAATACAGATGGACAAGTTCGCTTTATTCATATTGACTTGGCATTAAAGCGAGACAGAGCAGCGTTAAGCATGGTGCATTGTACTGGGTTAAAAGAAGTTAAAACATTGAGTGGGGTTGAGCAATTACCTATTGTTAATGTTGACTTAGTTTATTCATGGGAAGCGTCAATCAATAAAGAAATTAACTTTGCTTCTATTAGACAAATGATTGTTGACTTATGTAGAAAGTTTGATGTAGCTAAAGTTACCTTTGACCGTTGGCAATCAATTGAAATGATTCAAAGCCTTAGGGCTCAAGGTATTAATGCTGATTTTCACTCTGTTAAGAAAACAGATTACGATACTCTTATGACTGCAATTTATGATACAAGATTGCGTGGATATTGGAATGAGCTATTGGTTGAAGAAGAATTGTTAAAGCTTAGATTGTTTGGTAATAATAAGATTGATCACCCTAATTCTGGATCAAAAGACTTAGCTGACGCTGTTACTGGGGCAACCTTTGTGTGTATTGAAAACATAGCTATAAATACTGAAGTAGAGATTGAGATTCTGTCTCCAGATAAGCATTGGGAAGATCTTGAGGAAATGGATGATTATGGCACTGTAAGAGTGTATAATAATGAAATTGGGGAATTCTCTCCAGGTTATAGTAAAGAAACGATGGATGGTGGGAAATGGCTGGAAAGCTTGTAGATAATATCAAGGTTACTCATGAAGAAGTAATGAATCAATTGGCAATACAGATTGCCTCGCTTCAGATTGAAAATACTGTTATAAAGATTGAGAATCAAAAGATGAAACAATTGCTTGATAATATTGGTGACATTGAAGTTCCTTTTTAAAAAAAAATATTTATTTTTCCTCTAAAGTGAGTTTTCTATCAGTAATGCTGATAATGTTTCAAGCAGTCAAGTGGTAGCCCTAAACAACTACCTTTTATAAACAAACAACAATAGGAGAAAAAATGTCAACATTCACATTAAACAAAGTAGATTCGCTTCCTGAAATCTCACGAGCAGGTCGTAAGTCTGAGGAATTGAATATGATCATTGATGCGCTTAAGCAATCAGCAAATAGTAATGCAGTGTTTAGTCTTATGGGAATTAAGGCTGGTAATGCTTACAATTCAATGCAGCAGAGAATTCGTGCTCAATCTAAGAAATTGGGTCTCAAGATTGTTATTCGTTTTGATTCGGTCAATGAAACTCTTTTCTTCCAGGCAACAAATATCACAACTGAAAAAGTAACTGGTATCAGTGCAGATAAACTTTCTGTACAGTCAAATGAAATTAGTGGTGTGAAGTCAAAGACTAAAATCACTAAGTAAAAACATTTAGAAAAATACTCCATAAAGCCCCCTGCATAAACTGCAGGGGGCTTTTTTTTATGTCATAATTGATGCATGACATTAGAAATTGAACAACAGAATATTGAAATTGATAGAGAAGATATTGATTCGTGGTGTCCAATGTTTGGGCTTCCATGTTACGATAGGTCATTGACTGAACCTTTCTTCATGTCTTTTATGAAGACTGTGATGTACCTAAAAGAAATCAATTGTAAATTCGCAGTGAGTACGATTACTGATTCTCTTATTAACAGAGCTAGGAATAATCTTGTTGCTAAGTTTATGGCTAATCCACAGTTCACACATTTAATTTTTCTTGATGTTGACCTTGCGTTTAGACCTGAGGATATTGTAAAGCTTCTTTGGCACGATAAAGAAATTGTTACTGGATCTTATCCGATTAAGGATATTAACTGGGATAAAGTTGTAGAACATGTTAGTAATGGTGTTCCTGCAAAAGAATTGGCAAAGAAATCAACAAGGTTTGTGGTAAATCCTGTTCGTGCTGGAAATAATACAATTGAAACAGATAATGGTGCAATTTCTGTTCATGATGCTGGTACTGGCTTTATGTGCATTAAGAGATCGGTTATTGAAAAGCTTATTGAGGCATACCCTGAATTAAAGTTTAATGATGATACAGGTTCAATGAATGATGAAGAAAAGAACTGGACATATGCTTTCTTTAATTCTTATGTAGATGATGATGGTAGATTCGTATCTGAAGATTATGGATTCTGTAGGTATTGGCAAAAGCTTGATGGTAAAGTTTGGGTTGATCCTGCGATTGAGATTCAGCATTTAGGTAGATTTAACTATGAAGGTAGCATGATGGATTACCTAATTTCTATTTCCCAAAAACCTACTAAAAATCCAAAATAATGAAATGACCCTAGTTGGTCATGAAATACATATTAAAATTTGGTAAAATATTGGCTAAAAGATGCTTGGTGATTCATTAGCTAATTCTTAATATAAATAATAATATTCAAGCGGAAAACTTACAGCCCTGTAATCTTACACGGGGCTGTAAGTTTTTTTATGTAAAAGTTTATATAAGAGCTGATTTGTTTTCTGCATACTTTTCCGATGCAAAAGAAATATAAAAGAAATATTTTCACGCAGGTTTTTTTTGATTAGTTTCCCCGATATCGTTATTACTCAATGAACGACACATTAGTTCAGCAATTAGGTCAAATTTTATATCACACTATTTCTAAGAGATTTAGTGTGATATTTTCGTATATCAGCATAAATCTAAAAGATTGGATTAGTCAATGAGTGATAGATTGTTCGGTTCTATTGTTGGTAATAAAATATCAGATAAAAATAGGGTTTATGGTATTGTCTCTGAAGTAGTAGAGATTACGCAAAATAATGAGACATTCTTTGCCGTAGTGTTAGATTCAGGTAAAGCAATGCGTATATCTACCGTTGCTAAGTTACTTTATGCTCAGAATTTGCGTTTGCGTAAAAAAGGTAGTGACTTTGTAGTTTATGCTTGGTCTAATGATTACCAAGTATCTAAGGCTAAATTTGGTCCTCAGCGTAAGCGTATTGTTTCACCTTGTGTTACGGGTAATATAAACAATACAGCAACTATTGGAGATGAGAAAATAAATATCACTTCTCATATTAGTTCAGGTAATCCAGTTTATTATAATAAGCAAACAATGGGAGAAAGCAAATGAGAATAGAATCACTTTACTATTATATTAGTAATCGTCTAAATCGTTTGTATATGCAAAAGAATAGGGGTTTGATTACTCCTCAACAATTTTATGCAGAACAACAAATGATTTTGCTTGAGTTTAGTACTGGTATTAAAGATGATGTTTATGAAAGAATACAAGAAGATGTTCAGGAAAAACAACTATTGAAAATAGAAAGCGAGTTGCAGTAATGGAAATTGAAATCGTTGATGTTTCAGAAGTTATTCCAGATAAGACTATGACTTCATATGAGATTACTGGAAACCTTGTTATTGACATTATTGAAGAAGATGATGTTGAGATTGTAATCAAAGAAAAGAAAGCAAAAGTAGATGCGTTTTTTCCTTATGGTTCATATACAAAAGAAAGAACATATCGTGATTACTGGAGAGATAATGACCAGGAATTGCTTATGTCTTTAGTATCCATCAAGGTTCAAAGAAAGAATAGAAAAGGTGAAGTGGTAATTCTTGAAGATATTCGTGAATTTTTACTTCTAAGTAAAATGTTCAAAGAACAATTGATTGAGAGTTTTATGAATACTGAATGTCAATTTGTTATCTATCACGATCAACTGGTAAAGGAATAAAGTGGAATATAAAAGTCAGCTATTGAATGAACTTGAGAAATTATCAAGTCTTTTAGATATTCCTTTTGCTCGCAGAAGGGATTATCGCTGGATTATGCGTAATGTTGCAATAAACAATACGGATAATAAAAAGATAAAAAAAGTAATTACAATTTGCCAACTTCTAATGAAAGATGAAACGAATGGCTAAATGTATATATTGTTCATCAGATTTTATTGATGAAAGATATGAAGCTGGTTATGAATATTGTTTAGGTGAGAAATGCCAAAAGATTGGTCTTGATGTTTCAGAAAGGGAATTTAGAAAGATTTATACTCCTGCTTTGCTTCACAAATCTAATTACTTTTGGGTAAAGAAAACAGAATTAAAAACACTAAATGTTAGAGCCGACTTACTACAATAGAAAGAAGATTGAAAATGAACCCGTTTGAAGAAAATGAAAGTAGAAAAAATCATCCTGCAATGAAGAAATCAAATAAACTTACTCGTGAAACTCATGAAAGAGTTGAAGTTTACGACTGGGCATTAGATTTGGATATGAATCCAGATTGGCAAAAATGGCAGAATGAAATAAATGAATACTTCGGTAATTCAGGATGGAATAGGTAATGGATACAATAATCTTAACCAAAAAAGATTGGGTTGAATGTGACGGTTGTGGTGAAAAAATAGCTCCCGTATTTTGGCAAAGAACATATAATGAAAAAACAAAAGAATACTCAGACAATGAGAGTATGGAATTTAATTTTGAAGGTCGTGAACCTGACATTATTGTAGAACAAATAAGTCAAGGTTTGACTTTTGAATTATGTGGTGGTTATGGTGAATTCTTTGACTGTATGTCAGAAGATGATGTGGTTAAAATAACTGCTTGTCATGACTGTACAGTAAAGATGTTTACTTTATTTTATAGAAAAACAAAAAATCTGATTGGGCTTCACCCTTCAGATCAAAAAGAATACCAGTGTTGTGACTGGGGTTGGGTCACTATCAAACTAACAGAAAAGGATATGTAATGGATTATCAATGTCAAGAATGTTTTGAATTCTTTGAAGAAGGGGTTATGCCTTGCCCTATTTGTGGAAGTGAAGTTGTGATTCCAGTTGATTTTATTAGTTCTCAATCTGATTGGGATGATGGTTACTAAATGGATCACATTTTGCTTTTAGCAATGCTTTTATTAATATTCACAATTTTAATTAAGGATAAATTATGAAAAAGAAAAAAGTAAAAATACTGCAATGGGTGAAAGAAAAACCTGAGCCTCAATATTATTGGACTGAAAAAACAGGTTGGACTGAGAAAAAAATGCCAGATGAAATATGGAAAATCAAAGAAATAGGAGAGGTATAAAATGTTAGATTATCTTAATTTAGGAAGCACACCTTCAGATGAAGATTGTGCTCAAGTTGGTAGTCCAGATTATGAAAATCGGGCGAATAAAGAATTGGATGCGTATATGGCTCAGCTTGAGCGTATGTTTCCAGGTTTAGAAACACATAAGAGTATGAGATTTAAAAAGATGTGGTTTCCACATGATTTTGGCTCATATGGTGAAATTGTAATTGTTTATGATGCTGATAATGAATTAGAGGCGGCAACAGCAATTGAAATTGAATGGAATACCCCAACTAATTGGGATGAGGAAGCAATTAAAGAATTAAACCTAACAACAAATAAGGAGAATGCAAAATGAAAAAAGTAGATGACGATACACTAAAAATCATAGCAGACTATATTACTGATTCAATCAGTACTGATTTTAGTATGGGTAAAGCAATAGCATATGGTGTTATGGTAAATAATGATTTGACTGTGCAAACAGAACAGATTGCATCTGACGGAGATATTTACGATATGCTTTATGATAATCCAGCACTTATTGCTCAAGTAAAAAATTATGATTTTATTACTATTGCAACAACTGGTTGGGCTGCACCTATTAAAGAAGAAAATGATGAGAATAGTGATTTGCCTCCATCTGAACATCCAGATAGGCGTAGAGTTCGTCTTTTAGTTTCGGCTAATAGTCACCTTCAATTTGCTAATTGTATTTCATTTAGTGATGATTTAGAGAATCCAGTTTATGATTATGGTGATGCTAGAGGTCAGCTTGCAGAAGCAGTTAAAGAATTGATGATTGCTGGAAGCGAGGTGTGATGAGCGATTTTGTTTTAAATATTGAAAAGTATGCAAAACAAGCTACAACTAAACCAGAAGAATTCGGTTATTGGGGTAGTAAAGATATGTTTGATACTTGGGGTTTTACTAATATTGATCAGAATAGAGATTCTGATCCATTAGAAAAAGCAAACTTCAAATATATTACTGAAGAATTGATGGGCATTTTTCCTGAAGATTTCAGAATAGAAAACTATGCACATTGGGCTGTTGGTAATGTTGATAGATTAGTTTGTCGTGTTTATGAAGATGATACAGACAAAAAAGTTATCGCATCTTCATTCTATTTAGCAATGGAATGGTTAGATAAATTAGATGACTATCCAGTTGCTGATGAAGAAACATACGACAAAATGATTGATGATGACAATATTGATAGTATTGACTTTTGGAATTATCTAAATCCTGGGTATGTAGATATTGTTGAAAATCCAGATTGGGCTTCTGAAGTTTATCATGAATTAGAAATAAATATGGATATTGATGTCAGACATTCAGGATTTAAAGATAATGATATCTTGATGGCAATCTTTAACCTTCAGATTTGGAGTCCAGAAAGGTTTATGGAATGGTATTCATTTTGTGATCAAAATGGAATGGAAAGACCTCCATTTACTGCTAATGAAATATCTAAATATGACAAATCACAACCAGTATTGGAGTTTGAATGATAGTAACAGTAACAAATCTTAATTCATCAATGCTTGATGAGTTGAGATATGAAAGAGATAACGGCAATATGTATGGTGAATTAACAGCCATATTTAAATCTTTGGATACATATTATTATGAGCAAATATATGTTGATGATTTTAATAAGTTAATAAATACTCCAGGAACAACTCCTGGAAAACAATTCAAAGCAGTAATTGAATCAAAATATACACATTACAAAAAGACATATAAGGGAGAAGAATAATGCCAAACCATTGTAATAATAAATTAGGTATTACTGGGTCAACTGAAGATATTGAAATCTTTATTAAAACAGTTGAAAACAACGGTTCAGATAAAGAAGATAATCCATATGAATTATTTGCAAATCTATTGCCAATGCCAAAAGAATTAGAAGGAACGACATCATCATTTGGAAAAGAAAGCAATATAGATTTAGTTGATAAGTATGGTCATGATAATTGGTATGATTGGTGCAATGCTAATTGGGGAACTAAATGGGGTGATTATAGTTTGACAGCAAGTGGTATTACTCATAAAAAAAATTATGCGTATTCAACCCTTGAAAATGGTGAAACAGATTATGAGAATCCAGTTGTAACATTGTCTGGGGAATCAAGTATCCATTTTGAATATGATACTGCTTGGGGTCCAGGTTGTGATGAATTAGCAAATGCAATTGTAAATAGATTTCCGAAACTAAGTGGTTTTATATCATATGAAGAACCAGGAATGGCATTTGCTGGACAATTGATATTTGCTAATGGTGAAATTAAACAACATGATCAATGGGAATTTCATCAAACTTATGATGATGTAGAAGACATTGACTTTGGATTATACGGAGAATAACAATGGGACTAGACAATATACCTAAGGAATATCCATGTATTGATGTTGCAATTAAAGATCATGATGGTCGTATTGATTGCAATGAAACACAAGCTTGTGGTAAATGTACATGGAAGAATGAATATGAATCTAATCCAATGGTTAAAGATTCAGTTCCAACAACAGGAATTATGGGAACTGATTGTTGGTATAGAGGTAAATATGGAAATGGACTAATATCTATGCTTGACGGTATAGATGATATGTGGCATGAATCTTCGCTTGGCATTTCATTTTATGGAAAAGGTTTTGCTAATGGTGAGGAAGGTATTAGCTCAGATGAATGTATTTCTATGGCTAATATAATGAAAGATAACACAGAGAAGTTTGCATTTAATGCTAAGCAATTGCATCCAGATAATTATGAGGAATTCATTAAGGATTGGATGTACGCAACTTGGTGGTTAGAATTTGCAGGTGAATTTTGTGAAGGTTCAGCAATTTGGTATTAACTAACAAGGGAGATTAAATGTTTAATGAAAATGATTTTGATAAGATGAGTGAAGATAATACTGATTCAGCGCCAGATGGTTTGGTTGACGCAAGTGATTATGCTAATGATATGATATCAATTACCAATATTCTATCTGAATTAGATTATGATGACATGACATCTAGAATGCATGGAATGATGAATATAATTAATCATACATATGATGATAATGGAGAATTGGATCATGAAAGAGTTACTGGAGTAATTATATCTCTATGCTTTCATGTTATTAATGTAATCAATAGTTTGGAAGATGATAGTCGTCAAGATTATTTTGAGTTCACTAAAAATGAAGTGATACCAGTAATTATTGATGAATCATCTACGCTTCCATATTGGGATTTAGAGGAAACTGATGGTGAGTGAACATTGGACTGAAAGAGCATATTGCAGAACAATTAAAGGAATAGATTTTTATGCAGATGATGCTTTAGCAATTATTAGAGCAAAAAAAGTTTGTGAGAAATGTCAAGTAGCACCAGAATGTCTAAGCCAATCAATAAGAGCTGACGAAATATATGGCATTTGGGGTGGTCTTTCGCAAAGAGAAAGAAGAAAATATCATAGACTTTATGAAAAAAACATTGAAATTAACCAAGCAAAGGAAATTGTGATTAAACATGGTAACAAAATTATTGAGTGATGAAAAGTCTTTTAGGCTTAGAATTGTTAAAGATGTATATCTAGATTTGTTGGATATTAATGAAGCAGAACAAATTGCAGATATTATTGCATCTAGAGAATCACAAATGACAACATTTGGAAGAATGACTTCTGTTTACACAGAGGTTGAATCTATTTAAACAGATTTGGGGTTAGGTTAGGCTGATCACTAGCCTAACCCCATTAAGAAAGATTGGAGAAAGTTATGAGTAATTATCCACCTGGGGTTACTGGCAATGAATATGAAATTGCTGGGGGAAATGAATTTGAAGAATGGTTTGAATGTAATGCGACAGCAACTTATGTTCACATTACAAAACACGAAATGCACGATCTTGCAGATAGTGCATTGGCTTTATTTAATGAATTTAAAAGAAGCGGGAATATCACTGAGTATTGGGTTCAGCAACGCCTAAAGCCATTGCTTATGGAGTTGAACTCATATGCTACTTCAGTTGAAGTATATGAAAGCGATTGCAATTTTAGTGGTGTTGTTCTAAAAGAAGAGTACCAGGGATATGTTTCGGTTAATTGTCCAAAATGCGACAAAGATTATGAATACAAACTGTCTAAGTATGATGGTGAATAGCGTATATTAAAATTCGCTAATAAATTGAGTAAAAGATTGTTGGTGTTTCATTATATAAACGATTATCTGATGTTTTACATCGGGAAGGAAAAGTTATGAATAGCATTAAAGTACATAGTGTTAAAAATTTAAGAGGAGGGTATTTTACTCCTGAAACTATAGATAAAAGCTTTATAACTCAAGATGGAAATCTTGGAGTTAATGTTAAAGATCATCATGATCGTTTGAGTCCACTATTGGATGGTCAAATGTATTTTAACTATCAATTGAACGAATATGTTTATGATGGGGTTAAAGCTTTGTTCTGGAATGAATGCCAGAAAATAGCGCATGGTTGGGGTTATGATTATGTTGAAAGTTCTGGCAGGAGTGGAGGTTGGGCTTGCCCCATGCATTTGTATTCTGATGGGTCAAGCACTAAGTTTTATTATGTTAAATGTCCAGAGAGTAATGGTCAAAGTAATATGACAGTTTCAGATTCTATTTTAATTGAAAGATTCAATGGATTCGCAGGGTATGTAAAAAAACTACTAATTTTAGTAAAATCAGAAATTACACATATAACAAATATAGATGAATTCTTTGAATTCAAGAAGGAGATGCAGGGGTTATGAGTAAAGAATTAAGTTGTAAAGAGCGTATTGAAGATCATTACATGAGAACTGAAGAATACATTGATCTTATGTTCAAGGTATTAGATGATTATTCATTTGATGAAGATGATGAGGATGATAAGAAGTTATTGCAAGAAATTGAAGATGACGGTATTGATGAAGGAACAATTCATGAATATGCTGCAGGTTCAACTATGAAAAGACTTCTGACAATTGAATTGAGTGGTGGTGGACCAGCTTCATATATAGAAGCAATTATAGATGAAGATGGAGTTGTTGAAAAAGCAACATATCACTTCACAGATTGGTGGGATTGTGCAGAAAGAAAAATTCATGATGATTCAGCAATGTTTAGGTATGTTCAATGGGAAGCGGAAAGGTACATGCAATGACTCAAGAATTTCTTGAAAGAACAGATACAGCAGGAAATATTGTATACACAACTAAAACAGGAGAAAAAATAAATATGGAACCAGTAGAAACAAAGAATAAGGATGTCGTTGCAACAATGACATTCCCAGCAGAACAGTTAATTGAAATGTTTAAAGACTACACAATGACTGGGGAAGATGTTGAGGAATTGATTGCAGGTTACGACTTTGAAGATGTAATTGAATCAGCAGTTAGCGATATTGACTGGAATGATAAGGTTACAGATGTCCTTAGCGATATCATGGTAGAAGATTATCTAGATATGGATAACATTTCAAATACTGTAATTGAAAACATTGATTATCGTGATATTGCTCGTGAAGTCAAAGATCATTTAGATCCAGTTGATGCTATGTCATTGGCTGAGGAATTGCTTTCATCTTTTGATTACACATCGCCTTGTCATGTTGGTGATTTATTTATTAAATCAGTAGAGTCAATTATTGAAGGCTACATGAAAAAGCAAACAGAAGGTATTGTTCAACCGATTACTGTTCAGGATAATGTACAGGTTCTTCGTTCATTTACGATTCTAGAAATCAATGAAGTTCTAGATGCGCTCCAATATACTGAATACAATAAGAGTCGTATTCTCACATCACTATCACTAAAATAGAAGGGGTAAAGAATGTCAAAGTACATCAAAATTTCTAATCAATCGGAGAATGTTAGTCGGATAGCTCTAGAAAAACTAGGGCTATCTACTAAACGAAATGATCCAGATACGATTGGGCAATTCGGTTCAGGTATTAAATATGCTCCGATTGCAGCTTTGCGTATGGGATTAGATTGGATTTTTACTGGTCAAGATGAAAAGGGTCAGTATATCCTTAAGTATAAGGTTGAGAAGGAAGATGGAATTGACTGTATCGTTTATGATTATGGTGATTACAAGAAATCATCTTCGTTTACAGTTGATGCTGGCGTATTGAGTTGGGAAGATGAATTTCAAGTATATAGAGAAGCAATTGCAAATGCTATGGATGAAGCTAAGACTTCAGGAACGACATGGAGTCGTGAAATAGTTGATGAAAAAGATGTTGTTCCTAACTTGAATCAGTTTTCTGTTTACATTACAGCATCACCTAATATGATGGAAATCTATAACGATCATGATGGGTATTTTCTTGAAAATCGTACACCGTTATTTGAAAATAAATCAGGTCATCACAAGATTGCCTTTTACAAACCTCATAACAGATATGTTCATGTTTATCATAAGCAAGTTATGGTTTATGAAAATGAAGATTACACATCAATCTTTGACTATGAGATTCAGAATATCAAACTGAATGAGATGCGAACAGTAGCAGATGAATGGACAATGAATTATAGAATTGCCCAGGCTATTTGTGAATGTAATGATGTTTCAATCATTAAGATGTTTATTCAGTCAGCAAATTCTAATAAGAATTATGTTGAGTTTGAATTTACTGGTACAGCGCATGATGTAGATAAGAATTGGTATGAAGCCTGGGAAGAGCTTTATGGTGGGGATTGTATTATGATTACACCTGAGCAATCTCTAAATCAAGCATATGTATCTTTCATTAAAGAAAAAGGTCTTGAATCAAAGATGGTTAGTTCTAGCTTTTTCTTTTGGGTATTGAAGAAGGCTGGAGTTCAAACAATTGATGATATTGCTGGAGATTCAATCAACTATGATATTGACCAAGATATTAGTCAGTATCCAAAGTTGATCAAAGCAATTGAGATTGCAGCAAGATTTGAGCCAGGCTTATTGCAATTGGAAAAACCAATTGCTTGCTTTTTGCCTAAACAAAAAGATCATTACTTGGGAGTTGTAATAAATCCAAACACAGATGACAAACAGATTTTGATTGACAGAAATCATGCGCTTAATGGTGAGCTAAATGAAATAGTAGCAACTGTTATTCATGAATATGATCACTATGAAACTGGATATACTGATGGTGATATAGCTGGCAGAAGCTTTAGAGATTTGGCTGACAGAAGAATTGGAAAAATGATGTGTGAATTTTATCGCCCTGAGTTGATTCAGGTTGGTAAAGATGGTATCTATATTCCAATAGAAAGTGTTTCTGAATTGGGTGGTATTCAATATAACATTGAGTGGTCTAGACCGCTAGAGTGTTATATAATGTCAATCGGTAAAAGAGCTTATAAAATCTATTCTCACGGATTAGATACTGGAATTGGATGTGCGATTGCAATTGATAATGGCACACGGTTCTTTATTGAAATACCTGAAGATTTTACTATTAGTATTATTCACTAAGGAGAGCAATGCCAAAATTTGGTAATTATTTTGTTGTAGAGTTCAGATTGCCTATTCAGGTAGATACTGTTAATACTGTTAAAGAGGCTTTAAGTATTGCTGGTCAAATATGTAAAGATCAGCATGGATTTAAGCCAGATAATTGGTATGCAAGAATATTTGAATACACAACTGGATCTAATGAAATAGGTCATGTTAGAGAACATTTTTATAATCCGCATTCAGCTACGCATAGAGAGATAACAAAGAATGTGGAATATTTCAATGAATTGGTTCATAAAGGGCTAACTTTAGATGATAAAAAAAATAAGAGCAAGATAATTAAAACTCTTCTTGAGGAAAGTTAGCAAACAAAAAATCATTAATATCGTAATGAAAGTGCGAGGTTTTATACATGTCAATATTTGAATCAATACTTTGGATAATTTGGATGTGCTTTTTGGCAACTATATTTGCTATTATCATCATACCATTAGCAATTATATTGTTTCCTCTTTATATCATAGGGGTGATTGCTGTTCTGCTTGCTTGATAGTTTTTATTTTAAATCAATCTGTGATATGATAGAAGGATATTGTTTTTCATGTATCACAAACAATTAGGAGTTTTATGAGAGAAGAGTTGAGTGTGAACGATGAATTATATAGCGATATAGCATTTCAAATGTTTGCAGCTTATATGAATCCAAATGGTTCAATGATAAATGAGTTAATGGAATCGTATTCATTTACAAATGAAGATGACCCAACATTTATGCCTGGAGTAATATTTGGTTGCATGATGCATATGGCTATACTTTTATCTTCTATTGCAAGTGTGACTGATTCATCAGTTTCAGATGCGTTTTCATCTTATGCAGAAATGTATAATTTGGAAGTCAGAGAACAAATGGCTAAGATACCAGGTATGCATCAAGCATTTGCAAAATCTGTATATGAGAAATTGAAGCAAGAAGAATCTTAAAAAAAGCTAATATTGATACACTGTTTCAATTCATTATTAAATATTTTTATACTCATGGAGGTATATTTATAAAATAAAACCTACTGTAAAGCGAGCGAGCAAATTTGTAGATTGCCCTCGTTTTGCATCTAAAGCTATGCTAATGCGAACTAATCGCAAAACCTAAACTGTGGAGGCAAAATGAAGACAAAAAGTTCTTTAATAGGTATAATTATAAGTATGTATATAGGAATCGTAGGCACAATAGCTTACGCTTCTAGTGGTGAAATGAATGTTGTTAATACAAATTCATATTCAGTAGTTATTGATTTAGTTGAGTTAAACACTCAGCCAATGGCTATTGATAGACCTGATTGGTTGGATCATAGAGTGCCTGCGGATAAGAATAAGCGTTGTCCTCAATTTCATTCTAAATTCAAAGAATACAAATTACCTGTGCAGGTATTTTCGTATATTGCTTGGAGAGAAAGTGGATGTAATCCAAAAGCAATAAATGCAAAATTTGATGCAAATGGTAAAGTAACTTGGACATTAAATAAGAATGGTTCAATTGATAGAGGATTACTGCAAATAAATAGCTCATGGCAAACAGTAACTAAAAATGTTTGCGGTACAGATTTGAATGGTCTATTAGAATTAGATTGCAACTTAAGCGTTGCAAAATATATCATGGACAATTCAAAAGGTAAGCTACTAAACTGGAAAATATCTAACTAATAGAAAGGGTATCTTATGGGATACTATGTAGATGCAACAGAAGTAAATATCTTTATTCCTAAAGATAAGTTTGTGGATTGCTATGAAGCAATGTGTAAGCTTAATGATAGGGATGACCTAAAAAGTGGTGGTGGTTGGAACTCTGAAGGTGTAAGTTACGATTCACCAAGACCTGAAGGTATGAATTATCATCCAGCTAAATGGTTTAGTTGGATGGATGCTAATTATCCAGAAACATGTAAGAATATGGAAGATATCTTGCATGAACTTGGGTTTGAAAATATTAAATACAATGACAATGGCGATTTAGTTGGTCTAGGTTATAGTTCCAAGATTGGCTCTGAAGAGTATTTCTTTCAATCAATCGCTAAGTTTATAAAAACTGGAAGCTATATAAATTGGAGCGGTGAAGACAATAGCTTATGGCAATGGTATTTTGATGGTGAAGAGCTATTGACTAAAACTGCAACTATAAGTTGGGAATGAATATACTCAATTTTAGTATAGATTGGTTAAAAGATTGTTGGTGTTCCTTTATGCAAAAGATTATCTGATCTTTTACGCTGAAGGAACATCAACTTAAGTTTTGGTATTAGAAACAGAATAGTAATTCTAGTGGGAACGGTTTTACTATTCTGGTATAGCCTTTGTATAAGGTTATATTCTAATACCAATTTTTTAATATCAGGAAATGCTATTCTTTTTGGTCATTGTAATAGTATGTATAATCCTCATATCTGATTATACTCTGATATTAAAAACAGGTTTGGTTAAAGCCTGGAAAAAACTATTTGTCTAACATATGCAAAAGCCGAGTTTAACCAATATGTTTATGTATCCGTAGCTCAATTGGATAGAGCAAAACACTTCTAATGTTTAGGTTATAGGTTCAAGTCCTGTCGGATACGCTAAGAGTTAAGCTAAGCCCAACCTTTCGGGTTAAGGAAAATATGCATTTGCCTGTCCTTTGTTGATTAGGAAATGTTAAATATGGAGTAGGTTGTTCATTGAAACTTCATAAATGTTTTCTGCTTAACTCTTTTTGTCATATATAAACACAAGTAGAGGAGACTCATAAAGATGAAAGCAATACTAATTAAAGAAAATAATGAAATAGAAATGATTTATACAGATACAAAAATGACACTTAAAGAACTACAAGAAAAGGTAGATGGCTATATTGAATGGGTTACGATTGACTCTAGCAATAGCACTGGTTATTATGTTAATGAAGAAGGTAAATTCAATAAGGGAATGAATGAACTTGCTAGTAAGTGGTGGTATTGGAATATTCTCAAGAAAAGAGACAGCCTAAAAGGAATTGATGATTTCATTTCAGGTGATGTTATTTATACAAAAACAGATGATGAAGGAGATCAATGTTCATTAACAGATGATGAAATCAAGGATTTTGAAGCATTTGTATTCGCATTTAAAGTAATGACACAGAAAGAAGAGAACAACTAAATGACAGATATCAGCAATTACGCAGCGTTATTTTATAAGAATAAAAATGTCGTAGGTGTTAGCACCTTTGATTCAACAAAAGAAGAAGCCAGGAACATAGTTAACTTATTGTCTAGTGCTTACGGTGATTATTTACCAAATCGTGGTGATTATGACGGGGTTAGCTTTATAGAAACAAATAGTATTGACTCCATATTTGATGGAGCAATTAGTTCAATTACAACATTCAACAATGAGGAGAGATAAAATGCCATTAAATTATGATATATCAGATATTGCAATGTATAAGGATAACTTTGACGAAGCGTATACGGAATACACTCAGTTTGGTGATACTTATAAGGATGTAAAACCTTTCCTTAAAGGTTTGATTTTTGCTGGTGGTATGGTTGCACTTGGCTCAATCAATTACAAAAATGTAAGTGAATGGTATGCAAGATTGAAATTGTGTGAAGAAATGTATAGCACATATCTTACAACTGAATATGTTGAAGAAGAAGATACTTACAAAGATAAGCCATTGGAGGCAAAAGAATTGGTTAAGTATATTGGTTTATCAACTAATCATTCAACCATTACAAGAGGTCAATGGATTAAGAATGTAAAGCGTAATCAAACAGTTTCGCTTACAGCTACACAAATGCAATATCGTTTAAAGAAACTAGAAGAACAATTTGAAAAGGAAGTGTTCGCATGATTAAGCCAAGTCAAATAAATATGTATCCTAGGATTTCAGATTGGTGCATAGTTGATCGTGAACAATACAATGAGCGTACTAATTGGGATAACTATGATATTGAAGTTGTGTATTACCAAGCAGATGGTGAATATGATAGCGGAAATTCTAAACATAGAATTATGGGTGCATATTCAAAAGCTGAGATTACCGATAAGCTAAATGGTAATTTTTGGGAAGATGCATTCATTGGAGAAACTGCTGAACAAGATACTAGAAGATGGGTTAATGATATTGTTAGCAGTATTAGATATGGAAAGGATAAGTAATCATGAATATAGAATTGAAGACTGATTATGATGTATTTAACTATGTTAAAGAACATCTTTTAAATCAAAATCAAAGATCATTAGATCCTTGGTCATTACAATGTCAATATCGTTCACAAACAGAAGACGGTAAAGTATTGATGTGCGCCGTTGGTTGTCTAATAGATGAAGATCTTTATTCAGAAAAGATTGAGAATCTTTCTGCGAGTAATGAAGATGTTATGAAAGCTATTAGAGGTTCAATTACTACTTGGAAAGTAAATAGCGATATGTTAGGTGAATTGCAAAATATTCATGATGAATATGAACCAGACAGCTGGTCTTTAAAATTAGAATACTTTGAAAGTTACTTTAATGAAGACAATGAATATATACAGGCAGGTTAAATTATGAAAATACTAAAGATAACACGAATAGGTTTGTGGTTGCTTGTGTTCCCTGTGTGGATAAATACATATATATCACCAAAAAATGATATGTATTTTTGGTTTTTCTTACTATTAGCAATAGTTTTTCATTGTTTTGAACACGGCTTCAGTGATTCTATTTTACCCAGTATAAAAAATGGAATAAAAAATATTTCTATTGTATTTGGCGTAATCCTCTTCTGGGTTATGTATCTAGTCATTAGCACCAGAATTAATAATTCTGGTAATAATGATTGCGTTGAATATTATTCTGGATATGAAACTGGTTGGTCTGATGTTTGTGTTGCTTATGAAGCATCGGGTAAAAATATAAATATTCTTAAAGTCTCAACGGAATATGGAGGATTAAATCATGGCATTAATATATAATTACATCTTAGGTTATGATACTACTGACAATACTTGGTTTCATAATGTTGAAGCTGAGTCTGATTTTATGGATGGTAAAACAGTATTCAATACTAAATATGAAGAGTATATAAGTGAATATCAAGGTGACGGTATCTATTTATCAGATGCCGAGCGATTGGTTGAATCATTTAATGAATCTGTTGAAATCTTAAATCAGAAAGAAATAGAAGCGGTTGCAAAAAAACTGATTGCATTTCATGAAGCTGTTGAAAGGATATACAATCGTGATGGGGATTAAGCATGGAGATATCCATAGAAAAGAACATCACTTTATTGTAAAAGCATGGCTTGATAAAGATGACAAGATTAACTTTGATTTAGATCTTGAAAATGTTGAAGTATTTTATCCAACCCCAGTTTTCAATATGGGTACGGGTGAGTGGATCAAATTAGATAACGAAAAGATTATGGCAACAGATACAAGAATGTTACAACTACTACAGGAAAAATTGGAGATAACTAATGGCAACTAAAAAGGCTGCAGTAAAGCTAGACAAAAAGACAGAACAAGAGCAATTGATTCAAGGAGCTATTAACGGAAATTATAGCCTATTGATTCCTTGTAAGGGTGCGCAATTTGTTTATGTAAGAAACCCTATTACAGGTAAGATTGCTCATTTTGAAACAAACAAACCTGAGTTTGTCTCCTGTGTAAAAGAATTGGCAGATCTTGGGCTTAATGATAAGTTGGAAAAAGACCTCCTTGATTTGGGTGCGCTCAGTGATGAGAAATGGCTTCAGGTTTTGGATTTCCTAAGAGTACAGGAAGCGTTACTATTCTGATATGACAACGGTAAAAGAAGCAATCAAGATGCTAAATGATTATTTAGACCAGGATGAAGAAATTTGTATTGCATGGTGGGCTAAAGAGTTATTTGAAGACATGGATGCAAAAGTAACTAATGAGTCATGGGAAAAGGTAGTTATGGAGTTTGACGATATGACTGAGTATTACCAGGGTTTAATATACAACATGATAGTAGAAACTATAACTGAGTATGATGGATGGATTGAGAATGAATAAAATAAATGGAGATAAGTTACGCAATAAGTTAGAAAAGCTTTTGCCTAATTGTTCTTTTGATGAAGATAATGAAGGTCAAGTTATTATTTATACAAACCTAAAAGAAACAGCAAACGGAAACTACAAGGAGATGAGATGAATAAGCAAAATCTACAAAGAGTAATTGATGCCATTAAGTTTGATGGACAAAAGAAATTTAATATGGCTGCCTTTATTGGTAAGCTAAGTGATGATAGAAATGAAGAATATATATTTGAAGATGGTGAGTTGGCAAGTAAATATAATGTAAATAGAGTTCTTCGTATTGAAGAAGGTACAAATATCTTTAATTGTACATCAATGGGTTGTATTGCAGGATTTGCTACAGCAATAGCAAATGAATGGAAAGCGCCTAAGTGGTTGACAATTGATGATCATTCAGCTCAGCTTCAAGGTTTTGAAAGCACATCAAATGAATTTTTAGGTTTCACATATCAAGAGGGTAGAAATCTTTATTATGGTGATGGTGCTTCTATTTGGAAATGGTTGATGTATATGGAGTCAGATAAATATTCTGATTTGCGAGTAGAAGAGTATGGATCATTAGAAGAGGCTGATGAATATGGTATGGAATGGGATAACCCAGATCTTATGATTGATTTTACGACTATTGATTACCTTACAGCAATAGATGTATTAACAAGAATTCTAAATGAAGAAATTTGTTTAGCTGATATGGATGGTGAACCGTATTACATTAAGAAAGAAGCGGTAGTATCGTGATCCATAAATATAATCATTACTGGAGAAGCATGGTAAAAGATGCTTTAGGTTGTGATGATGATTATGCCGATATTCTTTTGAATTATCAGCATACTGTGTCTAACGGTATAGATTCATCTGAAGCTACCACTGCTGAATTGAATAAATATTGGAAATATATTCACGCCGAGTATCAATCCGATATAAAAGCTTAATCTTTGTTAAACACCCCAGGTAGGTATATCTGGGGTGTTTAACCTTTAAAAACGAAAATAGAGCCAAATAGAGCTAAATGGAGGCATTTTAATATGACTATGCAATTGAGTGATTTAGAAAATGACATGCAAGTGATGGATTATATTGTTTCAAACCTTTTGATACAGGGTGAGAAATCACAAGAGAGTGTATTTGATTATGAAACTGAAACATGGGATAGCAGTGGAGATTGCGTTTATCGTGGTTTTATAAGAGATGATCAAGGTACGATTATTGACACACTTAAATGTGCCGTTGGTCATATCATTGATGATGATGTTTATGATGACCATTTAGAATCACAAACTATTGATAATCCAAGTGTGATTGATGCTGTAAGAACATCTTGTGAAAATTGGGAGATTACAGATAACTCATTGGGTATGTTACTTATCCTACAAAGGATTCACGATATGATTGACCCTAAGAATTGGGAAGAGAATTTTGTTTATGTCAGGAAAGAAATTCTAGATGAATTTGATGGTAGATCATTAGTGAGTTTAGAGTCAGCTAGACCTTATGTTCAGACATTGACCAGGTTCAAAGATGACCTAAAACTAGGGGAAAAAGAGATGGGAATGTATCCTAAGGTAGAGCTATAATTATCATTAGGAAAAACTAATATATCAACAATATTTTTATCATATATAAAAGGGAACAAATGGCATATAGTCCAGAGTCAAGGAAAGTGAAATACGAAAAGAAAAAAGCTTTGATGAAGGTTGATCCTGAAGCTCGTCTTGCGATAAATCGTAAGAGAAATGAATCAAGAAAAACCAGAGTTATCAAGAAATTATCAGAAATTGGTTTTGATGTTTCAAAGCTAAATACTGGTATTTGTTGTTATGTTAATTGTGCGACTAAACTAAGTAGGTATAATCAAGACTATTGCTGCGGTTCGCATCAAGCTAAGGTTATGAGAGATGGGTTTAGTCGTATTATGGAATGCGATAATACATACGGATTGGGGTTTAAAAAGGAGGAGTTTTAATGACATTTGAAATGGTTAGAATTGGGTTAGGAATTATCGGTATCTTTATTATGATTTTATTACTAGGGAGTTAAGTTGAAGACAATATTGGCATTAGGAGTTGGCATGTTTGCTGGCATTCAGTTTCATATTCATGTGGTTAGAAGAGCAATTGAAAAGCATGATCAATACGGAACTCAATGGAAAGAAGAGTATAAATGGAACAGGGAATAACTAAGACAATGGCTATGGATTTAACCCTTGAAGAATTAGAGAAGGGTGTAGAAACTGTTAGAGGTTTCATTGAGGATATGGAACATACCAGGATCGGGGTTGTGATAAAAGATCACCCTGACTTTAGCGAAATCTATAAGATCCTTGATAACCTCAAAGCTCTTGTTCAGCAATGGAAAGAGGATTATCTTGATTAATAGCCAAGAGATGGAATGGGTTATTAGGATACTATCTAAATTAGAAGAAGGCTATGTTGATAGACCAGTATGGCATTATACAGAAGTTAAGAAAATAGTGGAACGAATGAAATTAATTATTGAAAAGGACCAGGTGGCAAAAAATGACTAAGGTTAAATACAAAGCTGATGCAGTGGCTATGGCTCGCATAAATATTGCGGGAGTAAAAGCCCTTCAGGATATAGAAACAGGTACGCTTTATTATGATATTTGTGATGAGTGTGAAATGTTATTAGATGAGAATGAAATGGGGTATGGGCATGAGTGCCAATAGTGTTATGGAATTGTATGGGAACTTCCCTTTGAGTGTTTTAAAAGCTGGGGAAAAGGTTCTGGTTTATTGTAGGAAATGTAATGCAGAATTGGAACTGGATGAGGTTATAGATCATATGGTATCTACGGATGAGAACCCAGGTGGGCATAGTGTTCACTTTACGATTGAGAAGGGATAAGGATATGACTACGGATCTGTTTCTAAAAATGGTTGCCTCATACTTCATGATATTTGGCGGGGTATATCTATTGGTTACTATGATAGAGATACTAGAGGATTACCTCAGAGAAAGGAAACTCATTCATCGTCTGAATAGGATTGAATCTAAGGTAGACCAATTACCTGGAGTAGATCAAGATAAGGAAGATGAATGGTGGACAGCTATTAGATAGGGATTAGCCCTTGAATAGCATACCGTATACCTACCCGTATACCTAAATTGTTGTGAAAAGCGCTCAATAAAGGTGTAGAATCTATTAAATACATAGGTGTTTTATAGTAAAACCATATAAAATAAGGGAAATATACCCTATTTCCTTAGGATTTTTGTATGCGACATAGAATGAGACCCTATATGACCCCCTATAAAGGTTCTGAATACATTAATGTATATATTCCCCAAAAATTAAATGAACATACTCATCAAAACTTTAGTGTGATATATCACAAGGATATTAGTGAAAGATCATGTCCAAGAATTTGTAATTGAAATCGGGGAATGATTAGGTGTGACCAACAGGTTAGGTATCTACTCTAGTACTAGATACAAATTACAATGATGTAATCCCCAAAAATATAAGTTGGGTAAAAGACCCCTCATAAAGGTAAAGGTTTATCTAAAAGCATAGGTAAGCCTTTACCTTTTTATTTATCTCCAGCGGTGTAAGCTTACAGGACTGTAATCTTACAGGGTTGTAACCTTACGCTTCCATAAAGTTAGTATTGAAAATAGGATTAGGATAAAGGTTCTGATTTGGATTAGAAAATACATACTCAATTAGATAAGGAAGTGGTGTAAGTTTACACGGGTGTAATCTTACAAAAATGTAAGATTACACCCGCCCATAACTTACTGGTGTGTAAGCTTACACAAGGGTAAGATAAAAGAAGCCCGCTGCGAACAGCGGGCTTCTCTTACAGGTCTGTAAGTTTGGGGTTACTTACGCAGTACCTGTGGTGTCCCGTCAAGCGACCAAGCAATCGTGACCTTAGTCTTTGCTTGTGCGCCTGCTTGGCGGATGGTTGCCGAGACCCGAGCCTTGTCGGTCTTTGCGGTTGGCTTGGTGACATCCACCTTCATGGATGACACGCGGATGGCTTTGCCCTTGCCCAATTTGGCAATGGCTGTCACCAGTTCGGCAGGTACGGATGACCTACGCCCACGGGGTACGAAATCCATATCCCCTTCGTCAATGAACTCAAAGTCCATAATTACCTCTCCTGTAAGTTTAGACCGCCTAAGCGGTTGTCATTGCGGTATTGCTTTGACAACACTCAGATTAGTCCAAGCCCTAACCCATTGATACTACCTAACCCCGATAAAACCCTTATTGCATATGGGTTTTAGTGATATATCTAACCTTTATCAAGGTTTTGATAACTTACAAGCCAATTCAGAAAACTTACACGGGGCTGCCCATAAAGGTGTTCGGTGTAAACTTACATTGGTATTTGGATTACATAAAGTACATGACTGTAAACTTACATAAACATACTAAACTTAGCTTACATATGTGTAATCTTACAGCGGGTGTAAGTTTAGGAGTGCACTAAACTTACACCCGCCCTCAAGCTCCGTGTAAGTTTACGCTCATGTAAGTTTACTAGAGCGTAAGAAAGCGGTAGCCCGAAGGCTACCGCTCCCTTACAGGCGTGTAAGTTAAGTGTAACTTACACGGAAGTAATTCGGGGGTGAATTACTTCTTTACCAATTGTGGAGTGCCATTGACGCTCCAGCGAATGTGAACCTCACACTTTGCCTGTTTTGCGGCTTGGCGGAGTGTTGCACTGATTCGTGCCTTGTCAGTCTTGAAAGTCTTGGCAGTTGGGTTAACTTGCATGCCTGTAAGTTTAAGAGCCTTGCCCTTACCCAACTTCTGCAATGCGTTCACCAATTCCTGGGGAACGAGACTCTGACGACCACGAGGAACGAATTCCATCGCTGACTCTTCAATTACTTCAAATTCCATTTCCTTGCCTTTCGTTAGTACCAAGCGTTATTGCTTGATAAGAGAAACAATATCGGAACCCAAACACAAACACAAGGTAATCATTTTGTAACAATGTCGGGAAACTCAATGCCCATATGAGATATATCAGAGGGAATGTTACAGTCTGGTTACAGATACCCTTTTCCCTAAACTTACAGCAACTTTTGATAACTTACACAACCTATTCCTTAACTTACAGGTGCGTTAGTTTGCGGGCTCCATAAAGTACATGCGTGTTCTCTTACACAAGTGTTAGTTTTCTCACATCATAAAGATATGTTCAGTTAACTTACAACCATGTACTAAATCTTAACTTACAACGGTGCAAACTTACACAGGTGTAACTTTTGCAGGGCATAAAAGTTAC